ATCTTCGGATCAAACGCAACGTAATAAATAATTTAAAGGGGCCGCTTTTAAACGGCCCCTTTTTCATATATAAGGTGTGATTATGAAAACTTTCCTCGTAAAAATATACGCGTATTATTATAAAATAGAGTTTAAAATTACGTGTAATGAACTTCCATTAGATATAGAAAATGCAATAGTTGACAAACTAGGAAAAGGTGATATAAAATGGGAATATCTTGGAGAAATGACTGATCCAAGAATTAAACGAATAACCTACGAGGAGGTTATAGATGGAGACAATGATGCAACATCTGAACGACCTTTATCACAAGAAGAAGGGTCTAGATCTGGAGTGGGAGCAGGAGCATCTTAAAGAGGGTAGATATACTCTCAATATGGTTAAGATTGACAGACAAGTCAGAGAAGTAATTAGCCATATAAAAATAGCAGAAGCTCAAAAAGAGCATATGCTAAATAAAATAGAAAGCTCTGAACCACAAGTTTCTGTAGCTACTTAATAAAAGCTACATCGTAAAAATCACAACTACACTACAGGCTCTCTTGCGCTCTACTTAAATGTGTTGTATAAAAGACACACTATACATTTAATTAGAACATAGACGCGTATAGTCGACGGCCTAGAGACTATGTTCGGAAAACTAGGAGGATATAAATATGGCATCAACTACATTTTCGGGACCGATTAAAGCGGGAACGATTGCAAACACAACAGGTACAACACTTGGTGATAA